GAAGTTGAACAGCGGCATAAAGCCATTTTCAAAGGCATCCCGCCACTCCGAATCCTCGTTGCCAACCACCTTGATGACTCCGGGCGTGTTGCTGTCAATGTAGATGTTGGCCGTCCTGACGGGGAAACCAATCGTCGCGGCATACGCCGACAACTGCAACAGATGTTCGTCGTATTGCTTGGCGGGAATGGTTGAGGCCGTTTTGAAATCCACCAGCGTGAAATTGTCCCCGTCCGAAAACAGCGCATCCAGCTTCCCGGCGTAGCCCTTTCCAACGATGGACTTCTCGGCGTTTATGGCGATACCAAGCGGCTCGCAGGCTTCCAGAACCGGCCCGACAAAGGGCATAAGCTCGGGGTCTATTTTATCCCGACTGACACCGCTTAAAACCGCTTCAATCGCGCCGTGGATGGCCGTGCCGCGCTCTTTGGCGGCGTCAGAAATACTATGCACATCTTCTGACAAAATGCGGTCGCAGAAGGCATCCTCGCCCTCGCCCTGGAGTCTGGGGGTGGTCAGCGCGGCGTGGATCGCATTGCGCTGCTTCCACAAGTCCAGACCTGGCTTTGCCATACAGCCAAGAATAGTTGTGACGGACGGGAGGAGGTTGAGCCTCCGCGCATCCTTGAGGGTTGTCGGGCGCAGGCCGCCCTTGGATTTGTTGGGCTGTTCGTGACAGGGGTTTCCGTCCTTGTCATACCAGTGTGAAGATTCTCTAGGTGTCATGTTTATATTTTGTTTTGTTTGTTTTTGGTTTCGCGTTTATACCATGCGCGCCCCGGTGTTCATCAACTAAAACGGCATATCATCTGACGGCAGTTGCGCCCGCTCCTGCTCCATTGCGATAGCATCGGCAATCGCGTTTTCATCGGGGGATGAATCCGATTCCGGCATCACCTTGTCAGCCGTGTTCTTTCGGAAATAGTCCGAAAGATAGGGTTGCAGCACTTCTGAATCTATCTTGCTCGCGGCTTCGTTTGTTTCCGGGCTGATAGGGGTTACAGCAAACGCTGGCACCCGGAAGGTGATGCTGCCCTTTTTGCCCTCGGTGTAGCCCGTAATGGTCACGGCCTGGGAGTAAATCTCCTTGCGGTGAGCCTTCTTGAACTCCACCCATGCGTTTAAGGCCGCGCCCTTGAACTGGATGGAGCCCAGTTTAAGCTCTGTGCCGTCCTTATAGGCGCAGTAGATGTTCGCCACGAAATGGCCGCCCTGGGATGTTACCCGGTCACGAATTGCGGCGTAAAGGCCGTTGGCAAGCTCCCCGCCCTTGAAGGCGCGGACAGACAGCGGCTCCGCCTTGGTGTCCCGGACTTCGTTGGACATGATGCCGGAATCGCTGGCATCATGCCAGCCCTTGACGCAGGCTAACTCATCCAAAACGATGAAGGTGAACCTGCCTGGAACATCAACGCGTTGCTTGGTGTCCTTGTTGAACCATTCCAGATTGCCTCCGTCCTTGCCGCCGCGCCAGTCATGCCAGCGCGTGCAGGGGTTCGGTTGCTTTTCAGTTGTCGGATTTGATCTGCTCATTTTTTGCCTTTCTTGTTGTTGTTGTTGACTTCCCAAACATAGTTCCCGGAATCGGTGAAAACCGGGAAAGTAATCAGCCTAACAGAATCAAAGCGGCTGTAAAGGCGGTTTTGATACCGTTCCGCCTGTTTAAGATTTGTGAAATTCTTCACGATGGTTTTCATTTAATCAGCCTTCCACTTTAAGCTCCAAAGTTGTTGAGTTCCGCAAACATTGCGCCCGGAATCGGTGATTGATCCGTTGGCTTTTAACCAGCCTTTTGCAATGCAGCTTGCTTTCGCGGTATTCCATTCTGTTTCAGGAAGTCCGCAATCGTCAAAGGCCATCTGCTGACGGTTGCGCCCATTATAGGACGATTTGCGCTCGCGCGTGCAAGTCAGGACAATCTTTTCGGCAAGCGTCATTTCAACCGGGGCAGGCAGCCATGACTGGTTAAGGTTTTCGGGCTGGACAAAAACAGTAATTCCCAAATCCTTGCCGCAAAAAATAGTATGCTGAACTATCGCCACATTAAAAGGCAGGGATGACGCCTTGAAAATCTGCCCGCCGTTTGAAAAAGGAGTTCCATTATCAGGGATGGAAACCGCCCGCATACCGCCCAAGTCAACAAGCGAGTAGTAATCTCGGCTTCCGCCGTCCCAGAAGCTATCCAAGCGCATCTCCCCGGAGTAGGTGTCAACCGAGAACTTGTTGCCGGAATATTCAGGGAAAGCAACCCGGGCTACCTGCTTTACTTCTTCGCATTGAGTATAAATTTTCATGTGTTTTCCTTTCGCGTAAAATCAGGCCATTGAGTCCAGCAAATCCTGTGAGGTTTCAACCGCCGTAGCCCCGTTGAGCCACCGGTTGATGTGATTGGATGTGGTTACGCTCCACTTCTTGGAAGTGCGGACAAATCCGCCTTGCGCAAGTCTGGCCGCTACGGGTGTATTGTAGGAGAAGAAAACCACCGATCCGCTTGGAAGGGTGACTTCCGTTTGATTCTTACCGAGTGTTTTTAGTTTCATACTTATTCGCTTTTGCTTTGGTTTGTTGCTGCTAACGAGAAACATCATAGACCAACAAAAACGGATTACAACAATTTTTTTCACTTTTTTTCAATTATTTTTTGGGCGGTTTCGCCCAATGTTTTCAATGGTTTTCTCACTGTCAATGATTTTCTTGGGGTATTTTTCGGGTTGGGGACATCAAAAAGATTTCAAGTGTCCTGGCAATGTTAATAGCGAAAAGCTTGACAAAGTGCGGGAGTTGTGATAGTGATTAGGAAGTTCGGTTGGTTGTTTTTCGAGTTCGAACATTTTTACAATTTGCGGTCATCCACGTCTTTTGAGGCGGACTCGCAGACAAAAACAACCAGCCCGGCGGCCTGAACACCCGCCGGGCACTTTCTTTTGTCATTCGTCCTAGAGGCGAGCGGGGATTGCGCCGGGCAAATTGTTCTTTGGAAAACAGCGGAGAGTCAGTCATTGCGATGCGCCCTGATAAGGCGCAACATACCCTGCCCGTCAAAAGCGCAAATTCAATCGGCTAATCGCCGGAGATACTTCGGGAGCGCAAGTCTTAATGAGAATTTGAAAAACGTCACCGGACACCCAAGCCCGAGAGGAACGCCGCCAAAAATCACCCCGCTAAAGTCCAAAGAACAAATAGCAGCATCAGGACGCCTGCCAACCGAGAACCTAAGAGACTCCGGCGCGAGTGAGGGCGGACTGGTGACTGCGCCAAATCAAAAGCCGTATAAAAGCCGGTTCAAGGTGCGGTGTATCCATTTCCCAACCCTCAAGGAACGCCCCTCCAAACTGGAAGCGAGCCATTATGCGACACCATACGGAACCACCAAGTCCGACAGCCTCCTTGACAGGGGGATTCAAATAGTTTAATTGTTTCTAATATGCTTCCTACTACGGTTCCAGAAGTTCCCGGCAAGCGCAGACGGCGAAAGATCACCATGCGCGATGTCAAGGACATGGCTGCTTTGATGTCCAAGCGGATAGACGAAAAGGGCGCGTGCATGATGTTGGGATTTACCCCGAAACAGTGGTATACTTGGAAATGGCGCAACAAGAACAACGAGAAATACGAAAACGAACTCTCTTTGGTTCGGGAAAAGAAGCTTAATGCCTGTATTGAGGCGATTGACGAGGCCGGTGACGGTTGCCCTGAAAAAGGCCAAAAGCCGGACTGGCGGGCGAAAGCCTTTCTCGTTCAGCAAGTATTAGCCCCCGAAAGATACCAGCAAAAAGTCCAAGAACAACCCCAGCAGCAAATCACCGTTCAGGTATTGGCGCCGGAATTGGCTAGGCAGATATTCGGGGTGGCCGAGCCTAAAGCGTTGCCGGTGGTGGATGTTAAGGAAATACCGCCCGCCGTTTAAGGTGGTTTGCGTTTATGCTATTTTCCCTGCTTGTATCTTTCGATGATGGCGCGGGCTGACTCAATATCAGCCAGCGGCACAGCGCAAACATCTGTTGCGCCTCCCATGTACGGATTGGGCTGAACCCTGGCGTTTATGTAGATGACTTGAAGCACTCCCAGAAGTTCTTCCTTTTGAATTAGCAGCTTCGCCGCCAGATCGGCCGCGCAATCCTCCGCCTGGTGAAGCCTTTCACGGCAAGATTCCAATCGTTCCAGTAATTCGGTGTCGTTGTCAAAGGTGTTCATGCGTTTATAGTGATTTGCGTTTATGGCGTTTATGTGTTTTTGAAAAATCCTTCAAATTGGCAATGCTCGGCAGCTTCCTTATCAGAAACTGCGTTTATAGATTTCCACCTTGCGTTTATCTCCCGCCTATCTGCCGCCGTGGTGACTCCCAGATTAAGCAATGCCGTTTTCTGGTTGTCCTTGTCTTGCATTGCCTTTGCCGCGCACAATAGCTCTTTTCTGCCCGCGCCGGAATTGAACAAATCAAGATAATGCCCCCACTCTTTCATTGCATCGTATTTTTTCATTTTGCGTTTATGGCGTTTGCGTTTATGGCGTTTGCGTTTATAGGGTTTGCGCGGACTGTCTGCCCTGCCCCTGCCCCGGTATTTCCTGATTAACCTAGGCAAGTTGCTTAAGATTAGACTCTAATCATGACTAACTTGGGCAAGTTGCTTAGGATTAGTCTAATCCTGATTAACTTGGGCAAGTTGCTTAGGATTACCTTTTCCCTCTAAAGTGGGCAAAAAGCTACACCGTGCGCAAAAAGCTACACCGTGCGCAAAAAGCTACACCGTGCGCAAAAATAGTCAACAAATAATTTTCCGGGGAAATAGTGAAACTCAATTTGATCCAATAAAACCAAGCCGGAATTCGCTAAAAATAATTTCAAAAAGATGTATTTTTCCCTTGCAATTATTCCCCTATCCCCTACCGTTTCACCAATGGCGGAAACGCCAGGCAAACAAAACACAAACAAACAAAACGCAAACAAATGAACATCCAATTGTCAGAGTCTCTTAAAAATACACTGAAAACGCTAGAATCAGAATGCCCAGTCGTTCGGCTTCTGAATAGGGGAATCAGGCGTAGGAATTTAGATTTGCCTACCAGGCTGTTGTCAGAGTTCCCGGGAAATTATTTCAGCTTCCGGGAGCGTGAGGGGATGATAAGTTTTCTGCCCGAGGGGAGGGATGTCCGTTATACTTCCTCAGGGTTATGGGAAAGGAAAGGACGCCAGGAAATGAAGCCAGCAAAGTGGCTAAGAAGCATGCTTTCGCCCCGCGCGCTAAGACTTTTCAAGGACTCTGATATTGCCAACTTTTCCGAAAAATTCCGAGCAGCAGAACTTGCGGGAAAAGTCCATTTCCGATTCACTTCCTTTACTCGGGCTTATTCCTCGGAAAGCTACATCAGAGGCGGGGAAAGCTTTTCATCCTGTATGCATGACGAGGACGTGGAGGGATTTTATTTGTCATTCGGGGCAAGGGTTTTAGTTGCAGAGGATACACTTGGAAAATTGCACGGCAGGGCAGTAGTGTGGAAATTGGACACCGGGGAAACCTTCATAGATAGAGTCTACGCCACCGGCCCCGAGGTTACTGAGTTATTTTTCTCCCACGCAAAGCAGGAAGGATGGATCCGGAAGGCTCAGCAGGGCGGCGGGAATATGATGGGAGTGATTCTGCCAGACGGCGCCCAACAAAGACGGGAAATGTCAGTTTCTGCGGTAAATCCGGGATCAAAACATGAATTCATTCCGTACCTCGACACTTTTGCAAGCGCGAGCTACGACTGGAAAACGCTTTCCAACCACGAGGATGGGCCCTTTTTGCTGCGAAATGCAAACGGCGACTTTGAAGAAATCAACCCGCACGAGGGAGAAGTTGAAACCCTAGACGGTGACTGGATCCCGGAAGATGAGGCAATCAACGTTGACGGCGACTATTACCACCAGGACGACGAGCGAATTACCTACTGCGACAGGTGTTGCGAATATGTTCTGCGTGACGGTACCTATACAGTGGAGACATCCCGAAACGAAACTCTTTGCCTATGCTCGCAGCACGTCACGGAAAACTAATCAACACGAAAACACTATGAACTCTCTACTTCTTAAAATTCTTACAACGGAAACCGAAAGTGGCAACCAAGAAGCCATGCGCGAATTGATCCTTGCTGAGCTTGCCGCTCTAGGATGCAACATCGAAACAGACACCGCCGGCAATATCTACGCCACTAAGGGAACAGGGAAAACCCTCCCTTGCTTCGCCGCGCACATGGACACTGTCCACGGTGTGACGGGTGACGGCATTGCTGTTTGCACATTAAATGGCCTAGCCACGGGAATAAATCCCAAAACTATGCAGCAAACTGGCATTGGCGGGGATGACAAATGCGGCATCTACTGCGCGCTTGAGTGTTTGCGCCGACTGCCCGCTTGCAAAGTCGTTTTCTTCACCGATGAGGAAATCGGATGCATTGGTGCCAGCCAATGCGATCTTGGCTTTTTCTCCGATTGTCGCTGGGTAATCTCCGCAGACAGGCGAGGAAGGGAGGACTTTGTCACAGATATCGGCGGCGCGCTGTCATCGGAAAAATTCCAGCGCGATGTTGCGCCGCTGCTCAAAAAGCACGGACTAAAACCATGCCAAGGCGCTTTAGCTGATGTCATGGAGTTACGCGATCGCCAGGTTGGCGTGTCCGTAGCCAACATGTCGGCCGCCTATTACAACCCACACACTCCGGGCGAATATATCAATTTGAATGAGCTTGAGGAAATTATCTCTTTTCTAATCGAAACCGGGGAGAAGCTCACGAAACGCTACCCGTTCACCTACACAAGACCAGCCTCAAAGCCATGGCCGGGGAGCTTGTCCCCGTGGCCTAACGATCCTTGGGACAGCAGGGAAGGGATGTTTCCAGACTATTCCCCGGGCCGAGGCGATTGGCCCACACAGGAGCAGCTAGACGAGGAGGAGAAGCTATGGCAAGCGCTATCCCAGGATGACAGCCTTGGCGGGTGGAGCCAGTAGTTTGATCCGCCTAAATATTCCCCCGGAGTTAATTCTCCGGGGGATTTTTCTTGACAAGATGCTTGCCGTAAAAACAAGCGTAGGGGGGGTGGGATGGGCGCAACGTCCCCTCCCACTAATTTTCCAAACACCTATTAGCAGCCCCCTCTTTTAGCCCCACCCTCCCAATCCACCTTAAAGCCTCCTCTTTTGACATTACAGCCCCCGCAGCTGTCCGGGAGTATTCCGATAGCCCAAACCCATCAAAACGCCCTATAAGTCATTTTAGGGGGTAAATTCTGTTATACGGCTCTGGCAAAATTTTTTTAAGGGTGGGTATTGCTTGACTTTGGGGGCGAATGGCGTGTAGGGTGTGTGTTTTATGAAAAAGAAGCTCACTTTGGAGGAGGTGCGGGTTATTGAGACGTTTGGGCCTATGGGAAAGTGGATGGCGGGGTATGCGATGAAGGTGGGCGGGGAGGGTTTCAAGGCAAAGGTGGGGGAGCAGTTTCAGAATTTCATGAAAGCGAACCTGTTTTTGCAGCCGAAGCAGTTGGAGTTTTGCGTTCATGCCCGGGAGTGCGACATGGATGGAGGGCCTACGGCGGTGATGAGCGGGGGCGGTCGAGGCAGTTCCAAGTCTCACGCGATACTGGCGCAGATATTTGCGGACGATTGTCAAAGGTATGGCGGCCTGAAGGTGCTTCTTTTAAGAAAGATAGGCAAGGCGAACCAGGAGCAGGTGCAGGATTACCGGACAAAGCTCTTGGCGCACATCCAGCACGACTACAAGCAGCAAGCCGGGGAGATACACTTTCCCAATGGTTCAAAGGTGATTCTTGGAAACTACAAGGATGACAAGGACATTGACAGGTATATGGGTCAGGAATACGACGTGATTTACGTCATGGAATCGAATCAGTTGTCCTTTTCCAAGAAGAAGTTCATTCTGACCTGTTTGAGAACCAGCAAGCCGAATTGGAGGCCGAGGCTGTATGAGGACACCAACCCCGGCGGCATTGGGATGCAGGAGAACCGGGCGATGTATGTGTTGCCGTGCCGTCAGGGGAGGCAGAAAGAGACGGGCACCCGGTATATCCACTCAACGGTCTACGACAACAAATTCATCAACCAGGAGTATGTCAAGCAACTTGAGACGCTGACGGGGTGGCAGAGAAAGGCGTGGCTGGAGGGGGATTGGGACTTTGCGGCGGGTTCTTTCTTCACGAACTTCGTTCCGGAAGTCCATGTGTATCCCAACGACAGGTGTGAATTCAACGAGAAAGATGCCGTCCGGTGGTATGCTTCTTACGACTTTGGTTTTGCCCATAATGCAGCCTGCATCCTGTTTGCCCAATCCAAAGACGGGGCTACTTATGTGGTGGACGAATGGGTGGACTCGGAGAACGTCATTTTCGAGCAGGCGCAGAACATCCATTCCATGTTAAACCGCCACAACATCGGAGTGGGCGATTTGGATTTCTTTGTGGCGGGCAAGGACTGCTTTTCCAGAAACGAGGACGGCAAGACGATAGCGGACGGGTTTGATGCGGAGGGCATCAGGTTGACGGTGGCGGAAGTGGATCGGGCAAACGGCTGGAAGCGGTGTCACGCCCTGTTTGGCGACATTTCGGTTGGCATCCCTTCGAAGATGTTCATTCACTCACGCTGCAAAAGTCTTATCACCCAGATACAATCCGCCCAGCATAGTGAGAAAAGGGCGGGAGACATCGAAAAGTTCAATGCCGACAGCGAGGGGAATGGCGGGGACGACGCTTTGGATGCGTGGAGATTCGGGGTGGCATCCGACCCCAACCACTCTATCCGGTTCGCCAAGCCGGTGGCTCTTACGAGAAGCCCGTATCAGCTACTCGGAACTGGAATCTAAAGATCGAAAACACCGGCAGAAATCGTCCGGTTTGGTTTGAGGCCACGGCATCTTGCCGGAAATGGGCGGCCTTAAATGGCAATGCCCCAAATCAAACGGAACGCCATATTGAACGTGCGCAAATCCGTCACCGGAAGGAATGTTTTCATTCTGAGCCATCCGCACCCACCAGAAGCAGTCCTTGCAGGCCGGTTTCATTTCTGTTTCTTGAAGATGGCGTCGTAGCCATCGCGGAACTTCTTGTAATCGGTCGTGCGGTTTCTGCTTCCCTTGCCGTATTGCTTTTTCATTTTCCAAAGCTTTTGATGGTTTTCTTCTGCTTTAGATACCAGCGGATTTTGTCCTTGGTTTGCTGTTTGATTTTCTCGACCTGCTCTTGGTGGCTGACGGGAGAGCCTGGATTTGAATCAACGCTGCGGGACAAAGGCTGATTTGATTTTAACTGAGTGCTGTGCATCCAGCCATTGTCTTTCGTAAAAACCCAGTATTCGCGGAGTCCCGTTTCTTTTTCGTAAAGCGCGTAATTGTCACGCCTGTCAAACAGCATCAGCCCGCAGTTTCGGCACTGTCCCAAGCCTTTTAGATTATGCTGGCGGCGACACTGGGGGCAGTAATCCGGGTCAATCAACAATAGCAAATCATCCATAGTCTAAAACTTAACAAGCTTGCTCACTCTCGTCAAGTATTTGCTTTTGCTTGACATTGTTCATGAAACATGATAAAGAATCTTTTAACAATGTCCAAGACCACATTTTCCCTAATGCGCCCGGCAACATGGTTTGCCGCAAAGCCAGCCACCGACATTCGAAAGCAGAGAGTTAAAACCAAGCGCGAGGCCGTCATTTCAGGATCGGGGCAGCCGCAATATCTTGCGTGGACACTTGATATTCAGCGGATTCAAAACGCGCTTCGGGCTGCGGAGCGGGGTGACACATGGATGCTTTTTACCATTTTCCGGGACATGGTGGCCTCTTACGGGCATCTTAATGCCGAGTGGGGCAAACGCAAACTGGTTATTACAGGAAACCCGGAAACTCTTATTCCAGCCGACCCAAGCAATCAGGACGATGTTGTGGCCTGCGAGGTAATCAAGCAAGTCATTGACGATTGCGAAAATTGGAGGCAGGGCTTGATGCACTTGCTGGATGCGACGCTGTATCCGATTGCGGCGGCGGAAAAAATCTACGAAGAAGTGTCCGCATCGGATAACGGAAAATACAAATACCCGCTGCGATTCCGCCTGAAAGAAATTGCCCCGATTGACCCGACGCTGCTCTGCTTCAAGATGCCGTATGTTCCGTCGTTTGGGCAGCAGGTAGACGGCCAGTGGTATCACCCTGACGACTGGGAAGCATGGCTGCGCTTTTACGGCACCACGGAGACGGGAGCGGTCAACTACACCATGGGGAACACCTATTCCCCGGATCGCAATCATCACATTGTTCACCGTGGACAAATGCTGTCGCCGGTTATTCCGCCCAACTTCGGCGGACTGATGCGGCAGATTCTTTTCCCGTGGCTTTTGGCAACTCAAGGACGCGATTGGTTTGCCTTGCTGATGCAGAAATACGGGCAGCCGATTATTGTCGGTAAGACCAACTCTTCCAAAAAAGAATCAATCCTGACCATGCAGGAAGCTTTTGCAATGGCAACCCAGCTTGGCGGGATTGTGGTAGACCAAAAAGATACTGTTGAGTTTGCCTCTGCGTCTGGAAGCGACTTGGCAGAAGGCCATATCAAGTTCCAGAAATGGCTGGACTCGCAGGTAAGCCGGTTGGTGGTTGGTCAAACGCTTTCATCTCAAACGGAAAAAACCGGAATGGGTTCGGGCGCATCCGCTCAGGCGGAAGAAATCAGGGAAGACATACGCCAGCAGGATTGCCTGAATCTTTCTGACACTCTCCGCAGACAATTGTTCAAGCAGATTCTTGAGATTAACGGCTATCGCGGTCGCCCGCCAGAAATCGTATGGGGCGGGATGCGCGCTGGAGAGGCGGCCACATTTACCAAAATGCTCATGCAAGCTTCGGCGGCCAAGTTAAAGCCGACAGAGCGCGGGATGATTACAATCAACAAAAACCTGGGGGTTGAGTTTGAGATTGACAAGAACGCCGAAACGCCACCGCTTGGCCGCTCCATAAACGCGCAAGATAAAGAAAACAACAACCCCGTAAAATACTGATGTCGAACTTTGGAACATATCCTGACCAGCCAAGGCCCTGGAGTTTTTTCGGGCTTTCGGGGTGGTGGAGCGTGCCCGGTGGCCGCAACTGGCATCAAATGGTTGATTCGGGAAATCAAATATGGGTTTCCGAGCAGCCGCTTGTCAAAAATGCTGACGGCACGGTGTCCGCCACTGGCGGATGCAAAAAGTATGCGGCGGAACTGAACGCAGATGGAACTTTGGTGTTTCAAGACCAGCTTGCCAACCGTCACATCAACATAGACTCTCCGGCTTACGACCGGCTTTCGCAAGGCAGTTAAATCTTGAATATGGGGAGCGCAGTTCCAGATTATATCACGCTGTCTGTTGTAGGCAGGGAGTTCCTGCCTTTGTCTCGCGCAACTCTTACAAGAATGTGCAAGGACGGAACTTTCAAAACGGCATGGAAGCCCGGCAGGGGGAAATCCTCTCCGTGGCGCGTGTTTCGCTCGGAAGTCATACAGCATCGGATTAACCACCACCAACATTGATTTATGGCAAAACAAACAGCAACCACAACGGGGAATGTCGTTGATGATATTCCGAAACCTTCACAACCGGAAACCAAATGGGCGACCATTGAGGAAGCAAAGTCTTTTGACAAATTTTTGAACAAAAACTTTGTCCCCAAGAACGACGAAAAGTTTTCCAAGAAATTTTTTGTTCGGCCTATTTCGATTATTCCCTACACTCCAGCAGGAGCTTTGTCGTCAACCCAGCAGACGCTTTACAAGTTCCTGGTGCAAAAATATCATCGCAACAAAATGCGCGCTGTAGGTGTCTCTGACGGCAAGGGTGGCCGAGAAACCATTCAAGACAATGAACCGGTGGAAGGACACCGCATGGTCGAGGCCGGTCGCCACGGCGAGGGAACATGGGAGTGTGTGGACGACATGGCCTCGTTCACCATTGACGCCCGCGACTTTAAGGAAAACTATCAGTCAGACAAAGTTGAGGACTAGCATTTGCCGATGCCTTCCCCGTCATGGGATTTCCCGTGGCGGGGAGGCTTCTTTTGCAACCTCGTCACGCAATGCCTTGGTTTTCTTGCCAATAACAAAATCTGTGGTAATAGCTTCTTTTGTCAATGAGTAAATCCATTCAATTCAACGCACTTACGCACAATTCTGGCGTTGATTCGGCGGCTGGAATTATTTATGGCGTTTGCGTCATGTCTGCTGGCGAGGCAAAGGGCCATGGGCTTTTTCTGGATTTGGAATCGTTGGACTCTTTCATGGAGTTGACCAAAAGCCGTCCGAACGGGATTGGAACTCGCTTTGGCGCAGATCACGATGCCGGGGCTGAGGATTTCAATGGCACTCTCAAAGGGTTTCGCCTTGACGGTGACAAAATTCGTGCGGATTTGCATTTGCTTAAAACGGACAAGAATTTTGCCAAGCTGATTGAAATGGCCCAAACGATGCCTCATGAGTTTGGCCTTTCTGCCTCAACCCAGGCGGAGGAAGTAATCAAGGGCAAAGAAAAGTATGTCCGATTCAAAGAAATTTTTTGCGTGGATGTCGTCACTAATCCGGCAGCTACCAAGGGTCTGTTTTTCTCACAACCAACCAACAACAATCAAACAACTATGCTCAAAGAGTTTGCTCTTTATCTCGGCTTGGCTGAAAATGCTACCGAAGATGAAATCAAAATTGCGCTTGAGGCCAAGAAAAAACTTGATGCCGAAACCAAGTGCAAAAAACAGGAACAAGACGCTGACGCCGAAGCTGAATGCGAAGATGATGCTGACGCCGAAGCCAAATGCGAAGCCGACGACGAAGAAAAGGGCAAGGACAAGAAAAAGAAATTTGAGTCCGAAATTGAAGCCCTGAAACTTCAAGTTGGCGAATTGGTCAATGCGGCCAATGCCGCAAAAGAATCCGCCCATAAAGCGGAAATTGAAAATCTTAAACTGGAAGCTTCCAAAGAAGGCAAGGTCATCAGCCTTTCCGACGAAGCCATCCTGAAACTTTCTGTCGCTGAAGTCAAGGACATGATTGCCAAGTTGCCGAAAGGCCAGATCAAAATGTCCAAAGGCAATGTCAATGTTGACTCCAAGCCGTCGTTTGACTTGGAATCGGCTCGGCAGAAAAAGGCTGCGGGCGCCCTTGCCCTCGGTCAGGCGATGAAAAATCAACTCACACTTAATAAGTAAAATATGGCTACTACAAGTCTCTACACCCTGGCCGTCCTTGACCGTGCTGACGAATACACGGGCTTAATCGAGGACGTAACTACACTCGCACCCGAGTTCACCACGTTTGGCGCGCACAAGCGTCCCGGCACCTGGTATAAGACGGTGAAGCGCACCACGCTCCCGACCGCCCAGTTCCGTAACGCCAACGCCGGAACTACGGCTTCTGCGTCCACCTACAAGAGCGAAATCAAGGAAATGTTTTTCCTCGACACCCGCCTTCAAATGGACGAGGCGATTCAGGAAGCGGACACCGCTCACCTTGGCTCGCTCTGGCAGCTTGAGGCCGAAGGCGCGCTTCGCGCTTCTGCCATTTTGCTCGGCCAGCAGACCTGGTATGGCACGTCGGCTGACTCCAGCGGCTTCACTGGCATCCGCGCTCAGTTGAGCAACACGGTTGCTGCGGGCGGCACGACCAACTCCACCTCGGCTTATCTTGTCTGGATGGACGAACAGCAAGGCGTCCGCTTCGATGTGGGCAATGACGGCCAATTTGCCATCTCCGCCCCCATCCGTCAGCAGGTTGCCGATCCGAATGACAGCAGCAAGTCCTTCTTCGCCTATGTGGGCAACCTCAAGGCGTGGATTGGCTTGAACCAGTTGTCCAACCTCGCCTCTTGGGGCGTCACCGGCGTTAATGCGTCTAACAAGATGACCGACATCTTGGCCTCGCAGTTGATTGCCAAGATTCCCGTTGCTCGCCGCCAGAACCTTCGCTGGTTCATGAACCGGAGCGCGGAAAGCTACCTCCAGCAGAGCCGTTCGACCTTCAATCCGGGCATCGTTGCCTCGGGTGGCGCGTCGGGATGGCAGTTCCAACCGGCTGGTGCTGATGGCCGTCCCGCCTTCGCGCCCCTGCCCAACACTTGCCAAGGCTATCCGATTACCCTCACCGACTCGGTGCTGGACACTGAAACCAACAGCTAACATCTAACTAACATCTAATATGAGCGTTTCTTTCACTGGACTTACTCCCAGCAACCTGCCGACCAACACTCGTGCGGTTGTTGACGCCAACTACGTTAAAACCATTGCGTTGCCCAGCGCGGCAGGCTCCGTCTATTCCGCCTCCCTTGATTTGGGAGACGGAGTTAGCGGCGTGCCGTATGCGACCACGGAAACCATCAACGTGCAGGTGCTTGCTCCCGCGCTGGCTGATGCCGTGATTGGCAATGCGGAAACCATCGCCTATGCCTTGCAGGATTCTGCGGACAATAGCTCGTTTGCGGCCATTGCCGCGCTTGCTACGCAGACCCAAACGGGTGCTGGCGCTGGCGTTGCCGCAACGACCTACACGTTCAAGCTGCCTCCGAATACTCGCCGCTATATCCGTTTGGCTGCGACCACCGGCGCGTCCACTGGCGATGCTTCGGGTTCTAGCGCGACGCTGCGGCTTGCGTTCTAAGATAAATCAGATTGCGACCCTCCTCGTCACAAGGGCGGGGAGGGAGCAATCCTCTGGCGATTTGAAGGCGTGTTTTTCGCCGCAAATCAGATTGCGTTAGCCAAAGCCAGAATCTCTGTTTGGTCAAGCGGCCAAACCAAAGAAAATACTAACGCATATCGGTTGCCGTCATATCGTTAAGGCAAATCAGTCGGGGAGAAATTTAGGGCGGCATCCCCACAAGGATGCCGCCTTTGCCGTTGCGCCATGAATCCCCACACGGAGCGAACGGCATAAATTTACAATGAGTTCATACACTACATCAGCCGCGATACTTGGCGAAATCCAACGCCAAGACCTTATTGCGTTGACCGACGACGACCGCGAGGGCGTGGTGAATGATACGGTGCTGAACCAAATCATTGCCAACGCCTCTGGCTTCATTGACTCAAAAGTTGCCAGCGTCTATGGCAATCAGCTTCCATTCAATCCCATTCCGTCCTCGGTGGCGAACATGGCGTTAACGATTGCGTGCTACCGGTTGTTAAGACGCCGGGAAGTGCCTGACGAGAAGAACAAGTTTTACGAGGCATACAAGGATGTGGTTGACTTCCTTAATCGCGTCAACAAAGGCGATGCAATGATTGACGACGCCGTAACCAGGGATTTTTCCTCCGTGGTGTATATGGGAACAAGAACCACCTACGGCACCATGGGCAGCAACAATCTGGCAAGGAGTCTATGACTGTCACCATGACAATAGATGAATCAGCCTTTGTGGGTTCTGTTATAGAAGAACTCAACAAGGCCAAGATTCGTTGTCATGCTGCAATGGCGCAGGAATTTGGCGAGTCGGTTATCCGCAACATGGAAAGCGCCGGTCAATATGACAGCGCAGCGTCTTGGGATTCGCTTGGGTATATGTATGCCAACGAAATGCACGGCGGCAACAGAACACCACACTTGACGCTCTCGGGTGATCTTAAAGATTCCATCATTGCTGGCATCTCTGCCGATTCCGAATCCGGAGAAGTCTCGACCTCGATTCCATACGCAAGATTCCACCAAGAAGGCGGAATCAGCAAGTTTCAAGGAAAAGAATACGAGATTCCGGCTCGTCCGTTTTTTCCGATTGATGGCGGAGAGATTTTGCCGCTAACAGCCAGTCGGTGCGTTCAGGCTTGCGCCGAAGAACTGCAACAGGCTTTGCAATAATGGCACTAGCAACACCAATTACCATATCCGAGCAAGCCAGAATCCTTCGGGATTCGCTGGCGACTTGGGCTACCCCGCTTGGCGGCAAGGCGGTGGTGGTGCATAGCGTCAAGCAGTTGTGGGAGCAGGCTGTGATTAACAGCCAAGTCCCGCGAGTGCTTATTTGCTATAACGGCTCTCGCCCCAGGGGCGCATTCAAAGTGTCTAATGCGCTGAATCGGGAAGATCGAGATTGGATTATAGCCTTGACAAGAGGCCGTGGGTATCATAGTGTTCGTGGTGACGCGCTTTCCGATGACACGGGGGTGGAGCCCTTGTATGATTGGATTGAGCAAATAAGAGATTTTGTGAGAAACATCAACAACATTTCGGAAGAAACACCTTGCGTGGATTATTCCGGCATCAAGCCGATGACAATGGGAAACCTTGTTGTTGACGGTTACATGATTACTTTTTCCACAGCCAACGATATCCCTAAACCAATAAATACATGAATAAACTAATAGCGACAGCACTTTTAACTTCGGCTTTGGCCGCCAATGCCGCCCCCACCATGCTTCTTGGAAACTTGGTATCCGTCAACGGAACGTCCAATAGCGCGGTAGTCAATATGCCCAATCAGACAGTGAGTTTTCAGCCTTTTTCTTTTCAAAATGGCGGACTGACGTCCACAAATGATGTTACGCTGCACGTGCAATTGTCCACGGATGGCACAAATTACAATACTGTAAACTCCTATAAATTTACCACCACCAACGCCGCCTCGGTAAACTATTTTGCGCCATCTACAAACATAACCGTGTATATGCGAGTGCAAGCAGTAACCACCAATGCAACACTGCTTGGCGGTTCTTACGGAAATTAACCATCAAACAATACCATTATGAGCCAAAATACTACTGCCCATTCCTCAACAGCGTATTCGCCAGATTTCGTCTATAAAAACCTGTCCACGCTGGTCTGGGGCACCGATGGGGCATATAGCTCCTACATTGTGACTTCGGCCAATGAATCGGAGCGCATTGAGGAAATTGACATTGAAAACGGAACTGGCTTTGAAGCCATTGTCATCCTTTTGCGCAAAGGCTTGGACGTTGAGATTGAAGTCATTGACGATACCGCCGTGACGCCCCCTGCGTTTGGTGAGGTTGTTTCACTGTCCACTCCTTTTGGCACGGTGAATATGCTTCGCATTGAAAGCAAGTCCAACCGCGCCCGCAAGCGCGAAGGAATGCGGACATTCACGTTCAAGAGCTTCAACGCCATTTCCGGCCTGCATTGATTTTATGAATGGGGATCGTAAAATTATTGAGGAGTCACCGCGCATCTCTCGGGATATTGCGGTAAAAGTTGCCAACATCGAAAAATGGCGGCAGTGGCGCGAGGAGCAAGACATGATTGCTCAAGCCCAATGCCGCCCCCTTCCAGGCCCGGCAGGTAAGGCGTTCACGACCGGAAACATCAAAGCCGGTAGCAAAACAGTCTACCGGGTGGTTCCGGCGCACTTTGCCATCCTGCAAGCGTTGGACAGCCCGCTGTTAAAAATGATTGAAAGCGCGACCACCAAGAAACAGGTGGAGACGGACTTCAAGCCATTGGAACAGTGGGAAGTATGCTACACCTTCACCGAGGACGTAGAATCGGTTTACGGCCTCTTGGAGAAAGATGGGGTCAAGGCCATCCGTTCAGCGGCTAAAAAGGCCGTAGGACTCAAATGGGACGCCGCATCGGTAAATCTGGTGCTTATGGCGGTCTTGGAGCAGGTGAAGCGGCATATCCAGACGACGGTAAAACTCGCTACCGAAATGAAAGATGAAGGCGAGGTCAGTTTTTTTCAGGAACAACCGGAATAGCTCTTGAGGCGTCCGGTATAGGCTGGCTACTGGATTATGTGGCAAAGTTCCTAAAGTATTATCCGACCATTGGATTTGACCGAGCCTGGTTCAGATTTCCAATGGAACAAGGCTACTGCCTGATTACAGCAGCCATGATGAATGACGGCTGGCTGCAATTCAGCGGGGTGGATTTAGCCGATGGCGGTTATGTTCGTCAGGAATTTGAAAGATTGAAACATGAGCGATGCAAGCCTAAATGTTAAACTGAAACTGGAGCTTCCAGAATCGGAAATTTCTGGCATTGCAAACAGGATTAAATCTGCGCTTGGCGGGGCTGGCGGAGGCATCCAGGCCAAAACTATTTCACCGCAAACAGCTTCATCCAATCCGCAAGTAGTTGCAGCAAAAGTAGCTGCCGAAATTCAAAAAACAGCAGCCCGAGCGCAAGCTCAAATCCAAATAGCAGCCGCTAGGTCAAACGCACAACAGCAAATTGCGGCAAATAGGGTTGTTCAACAGCAGACAACTGCTTCTGCCAGGCTTAATAACCAAAATGCAATTGCGACAGCAAGGCAGGCGCATATTCAGGCGCAAACTGCGATCCGTCAGCAACAAGCACAAATACAGCAGCAAATACTGCAACATAGGCTTTTAAGGCTGCAAAACCCACAGCAAGCGACCAGATCGCAAAACGCTTTTGCCGGAATGTTGCGGTCTTTAATTTATTACAGAATCATTGCCGAATCATTCAAAGCGTTAAATAAAGCTGTTAACGAGCTTACTGATTCCTACGCTCGCGCCCAAAAAATTTACGCCAAATCGCTTACTTCTGGTCTTGGCGTAGG